CCTTGAAAAAGGTAATTTGAGGATTACCAGTTAAATAAACATCCTGTGCTCCATAAGCTACTAATTGAAGAAGACCACCACCCATTTACGCTATATTCTTTATACTATTAGAGGAGAAAAAAAAAAGCCATTTATAATAACACCTATTATATTTAACAATTCAAAATAATTTTAATTAATTCAAACTATTATATTATAATTTTCAAGTAAAATAAAATATTATGAAAAAGGTATCTATTATTTAATTGGAATAGGCTAATCCACCCATACCTGAGAGAATACGGAGAACGTTGTAATTTACTGCATAAATATTAATACCATCAAATGTAGTAGAACCTGTAGTGTATTTTGAAACATCCTTAGTTGTAATCATAAGTGTAGCAGTATCAATACGGGACATATTTAAAGTTCCACTGGGTTGATGATCTTCGGGTTTAAGAGCAAATGAATAAACGCTGATACCCGGATTTGAAGGTATATTAGTGTGATGTTGATAAGGTTGAACATATGAGAAATATGCTCCGTCGCGGACGCTGAAACGATCATTGCCATTTAATTGTAATATAGCATCCGCGAAAGGGGTTGATGCATTTAATGCGGTAGTTGCAGTAGTAGCAAAATCATAACCAAACATATAATTAGATGTAGTGAAGTCTGTGATATAATTAGAACTAACGCTTGCTGCACCAGATCCATATCTTGGTTTAACTTCCGTAAGAGCAATCTTTGTTAAATCAACGTGATCAGTATTAGTATAATTATACCAAGACGCTTTCTTATCAAACTTAGGTTTTGCTACCCATACAAGTTCCTTGCAAGGATGATTAAAGTTGAGTTTAATGCGATTATTAGCATTATTATTAAGAGTTTCAGTTCCAGTGAATTGAAGTTGTTCTATTAAATACTCGTGAGATAGCTGAGCAAATCGGCGGCGTTCGTCGGTATCAAGGAAAATGTAATCAACCCATAGCGACATATCAGTAATATCGGGAACATTCGCTATGGTCGCGGCACCATCAGCAGTTGCATCAGTATCAACTAAATCAAAAGCACAATTAGCCTTTGTTTCAAAGTCAATCTTGATTTTAACTTCGTGATATTGGAGGGCAATTAAAGGAAGCGCTAGACCAACATTGCGACAGAACCAGAATTCAAGAGGAATGTATAAGGTAGTGTTATTGAATGTAGTAAAATCCTTATCCGCACCAACCATAGTATCATAACCATAACGTTTGCCGCGAGGAAGGGAAAGTTCATTCCAAATATATAGCCAATCTGAATAATGCTTATCTATTTGTTGTCCGCCTATTTCAATAAGAACTGATTTAATAAGGCGAAGACCCACGTAATTGACATATCGGGTTCCTGTTGTTAAAGTTCTAGTCCCAGTAGTTTTAGGTAGCGACACTTGAAGATATACGCGATTAATTAAATCACCATTACGAGATATCTGGCAGTTCACTGTTTGCCCGTATCCTGCAGTTCCGTTAAAGGTTTGTTGGATAGCCTCAATAGCGAAGTTAGTATGACGACGATATACAACCTTGAAAAAGGTAATTTGAGGATTACCAGTTAAATAAACATCCTGTGCTCCATAAGCTACTAATTGAAGAAGACCACCACCCATTTACGCTATATTCTTTATACTATTAGAGGAGAAAAAAATATGAATTAAATGTATGTATTAATATATTTATTATATAAAAATTAATATTAATAATTCTATTATAAAGATGTTCAAAGAAAAATCATCAAAAAAAAAATATATATCAGATAATAATGAGGTTTTTACGCTAGATGCGATGCACAACAATATTATAAAGAAATTTGAACTTACTAACAAGGACAAAGAAAACTGCAAAGTATTGTTGTATGATTTTGAAGTTCAATCAAACCTAATTATGAAAAATATAGAGGCATTTAAGAATATCCAAGATAACAAGGAGCATATAAATAGTCTATGGACTAGCAATATTATTATAAGAGAGAAAATTATTGAACTCAAGAACAATATAAAAGAGTTGGAATCGTATAACGAAATCGAATATTATAAAAATACCAGTTATATTTTATTTCAATATTATGATACTGTAGAAAAGCAGTCGAACATAAGTAATACGCACACATCAATATCGAATGGAGTTTGCATTTCTTCTAGCGAATTATTAAGCAGACAACCAAAGATATACAAGAACGATTCAAAGAAAAAACGCTCATCGGTATCAGCAACAACAATCAATGTATTAGATGCTCTTAATAATTTAAATATGGAACAGCCTCTAGTTAGTGGCGGCAGCAGCGTAGGATGCACTGATGACGTTGGCGTTATTAAAGTTAGCGATAATAAGCAGAGAAGCAATAACTATATAACCCCTAATGTCTTACTAGATAAAGATAAAGATAAGGATAAGGATAAAGATAAGGATAAGGATAATATTAACATTAGACCTTCTAAGAATAATTATGAATATTCAAATAATACAAAGGAAGATAATGTGATAGATAAGAGTTCGCTAGTGGATAAATATATGTCTATAATAAACAAGAAATATGTTAGAAATGTCGAAGAGGAGGACATAGAAATATGTAAAAATTGTAAAAATCAGATGACGTGTTTGCAGCACGACGCAATAATTATTTGCAATATCTGCGGATATCAAGAATTGCTTCTCGTGGAGCAGAATAGACCTATATTAAAACAGAACACAAAGGATACTTCGCATTTTAGTTATAAGCGTATAAACCATTTTAGAGAATGGTGTAATCAGGTTCAAGGAAAGGAAAGCACAGATATTCCTGATGAAATATTTGAAAAGATTTTAACGGAAATAAAGAAAGAAAAGATTATAGATGCTAAAACAATCACATATACTAAAATGCGGGATATTCTCAAACGTCTTAGGATAAACAAATATTACGAGCATATAAATTATATTATTAACAGAATTAATGGAATACCTACGCCGCAATTTAGCCAAGAATTAGAAGATAAGTTATGCAATATGTTTAGAAATATTCAAGCGCCTTTTCTAAAACATTGTCCGAAAGATAGGAAGAACTTTTTATCATATAGTTATGTGTTATATAAATTTTTTCAAATATTAGGTTTAAATGAATACCTTAAATATTTCCCATTATTAAAAAGTAGAGAAAAACTATATGTCCAAGACCAAATATGGAAAAAAATATGTGTAGAACTCAATTATGAAATAATACCATCGTTATAACACATTACATCAGATTACCTAAAATTAAAATCCATTGGGGAAACCAACCATACGGAAGCCAGCGCCTAAACCTACACCTTGTCTAGCACCTGAAGAGACTGCTGGGGATAGTAGGTCAAGAACCGAGAAGGTGCAAGCAGCAGTTAATGCGAGCATCCATATTTCACTCCAAGCCAACTTGTTATTAGGTAATATAAGTGCTACAAAGGCAACTATGAGACCTTCAAATGCGTATTTAAGAAGTCTTATTACGACATCCCAAAAATCGACGGAATATTCCATTTATTATATTAATTATACTATTATAATAATATAAAATATTTTTGCTATTTGCTATTTTAATTATAATTCAAGATAATTATAATCGTATTTATTATGCACCATATCTAAAAATATATATAAGATTTATAATATATATTATTATTAGAAAAGAGATATTAAATGTCATCCGCAGAAAGCACTAGTGTAACCAGCGTTAAAGAGGTCGATTATCTGGACGAGGATAAACCTATTAGAGGGCAAAACTTTGTTCTGCTGTCTTTCTTGAGCCCCGAAGATGTCCTAGTTAATAAGGAGGCTTATATGTTCAGTGAGTTCATTAAGAAGTTTAGCAGTGATATGACTGCATTGCTCGATGGTATTGCATCCAAATATAGCGATTCAAAGGACTTCGTTGACTCCGTCAAAGAGAATAATGCGTATATCTTTGACCCTAAGGATATGAGCGAACAATATGGGTTTTACAAATCTGTGAATAACCAAGAACTCGAAGCGTCATATCACCGCGATAATAACTTTATTACTTCTATTCGTGGTATCAAAGTCAGGGGTGTATTCGATACTATTGAGGAAGCTAAAAATCGCAGTGAGTTTATTAAAAAACTTGATAGTAAGTTTAATATTTATATTGCTCAAGTAGGATGCTGGTGTCCTTGGTCGCCCAACCCTGATTGCTTGGAAAATCAAGAATATGCCGAAACACAACTGAATACGCTGATGAAAGAATATAAGAAGAATATGAATGATAAGGATGTTGTTTTCGAGAATAGAAAGACTTCCTTATTTAATAGCGCAGCTAATCAAGTAATTCCTGAAGAACCTACTGATGCGACGGCTGATGGAGAAGTATCTGCTGATACTGCTGACGTTTCTGCTGATACTGCTGACGTTTCCGCTGAAGCGGCGACTGATGAAGCGGCGACTGAAGTAGTAGTCGGAACGGACGCAGAGGGCTCTGATGCAAATGCTGACCCTATTGAAATGTCTGAGCTTAAAGATAGCATAGAGCAAGTGGATGCTTGGAGTGCTCAAAAACTGGGCATCGAATAATTTGTATTTCTAATTTTTTTTTCTTATTCCTTAATATTAAGAAATGAAAGCAATAGCAATATTTTTGCTATTCATAGGGTCTATTTTAGTTATTCAAGGGTATTATAGTAATAAAGCAGTATGCAAAAAAGACAAAGTTGTTGTTAAATACATACCTAGAAGTATTTATGAAGAACAATTAAAACCCGAAGAGAGCCTTCAAACATTTTATAAAAGCATGTTTGAAGACATTTTCTTATATCCGCGTTAATATTTTATTTTTATCCTTAATATTAGTAAATGGATATATTAAAAGATATTGAAAAAAACATTCTAAATATTAATATGTATGAAAAAGGTGCAAATGCAAAGGATCCTTTAAATGCTAATAATTCGAATGTTTTAAAATTGAATGCAATTAAAAAACTTATTAACGATTATTTTAAGTATAAGAATGATGCCAATGATATAATAGTGCAAAAAAAGATGAAATACGAAGAAATTTATAAGAATGTCAGAGAAAAGAATAATGTCAACTATGATTTTTTTTTAGAAAAAAAAGAGGGCTTTCATAATATTCTAAGAGAAACTAAAACATTATCGGCATTATATGATTATTTGGAATGTAAAATCGAGGATTATAAGGAAGTTGCCGACATCTATACATCTGAATATATAAATCTTGAGGAACGCGTAATAAAGCCTAGTAATGCGGCTAATGCGGCGGCTAATCCCTGTCCTGCAGGTAAAGTATTAAATCCTAAAACGAAGAAATGTGTAAAGGCTAAAAAGGTTAAGGCTGATGACGATAAGGCAGGTGTGGCTGCAGCAGTAGCAAAAAAAGTCAAGAAATGTCCCGAAGGCAAAGTATTAAACCCTATAACAAATAGATGTATCAAAGATGTTAATTATAAACCTAAATAAATAATGCTAAATATAAAATTGATAAATAGATAGAGATATTATGGTAAAAAATATTAAAGATACAATGATGTTTAAAATGAACTGGCTAAGTTTCGCCTTCGCTTTTGTATTGGGGATTTTCTATGTATATATTTCATCGCCCCCAATAAGGAATGTTATAAAATATCCAACGCCTTACAATGCGAATAAAATAGTATATATGAACCACGACAATCAATGCTATAAATACAACGCAGAGGAAGTGAAGTGCACTGAGGCATCACTAACGCAACCTATAATATAGTAATCTAGTAATTCTTTTTTTAAATTTTTATACATTAGAATAGATAGATAGATATATATAGAGATGAATAAAAAAGGAGCGGGTGCGCCTAAAGAAGCTATGACGGGGTTAAGAGTTACGATAGACAGGTTATTTTATGATGAAACAGGGCAAATCATTGTTAGCGCATTATTTGGTCTTGCGCTCGCTCTGCTATTTAGACGTATATGCAAGGACAACTGCGTTGTATATTCAGCGCCAGATATTAAAGATATCGAGGGAAACGTATTTAATCTCGAAGATACGTGTTATAAGTATAAATCCTACGCAATTAAATGCAATAGCATAGATAAACCATTAAAACCTTATGATGTTAATACAACGCCAGATAATCTAATAAGTGTTCCAAATTTCTTTGAAAAAATATTTGCTACTTCAGTATAATATCTAAGATATCTCCATATTTGCGTAATATAATTTATATTGAAAATATTATATATCAGTAGATAGAATTATAATTATGTCAACACCTATAAATACATTACCGCTAAAAACACAACAAACAAACATAGATGCAAATGACATTAATGACCCAATAGTCCAAGACGTTTTAAATGAGTTCCAAGAAGAACTACATAGTTCCAAGCAAGCAAACAAGTCGCCGCAGCATGTGCAACAACAACTGCTACAACAGCAGATGCAACAACAACTGCTACAACAGCAGCAACAGCAGCAAGTGCAACAACAACTGATGCAAGGAGGACAGCAAGGGATGCAAGGAGGACAGCAAGGGATGCAAGGAGGACAGCAAGGGATGCAAGGAGGACAGCAAGGGATGTCGCCTAACTCAAAGAATTATCAAAATAAATTTGATAATATGTCATCCTATTTAGATATAGAAGTAGCAAAAAAGAGCCTTATATTGGTTATAATATCATTGATAATATATAATTCAGGGGTTATCAATACGATGTATGAGAAAATGCCTGATTATCTACAAGACAATCTAAATAATTTTGATATATATATTAAATCTGCGTCATTATTTGCAATCATATATATTTTATCATTCTTTGAATATCTCTGAATTACTAAAAACCTCTGTATTCCAGATTAGCAATATCACCAGTTTTATTATAATATGATGGGAATACATTAAAATATTTTAGAAGAAAGAAAAAGCTAATGAAGAATGCAGTAAATATTACAAATATTGATATGCCGAATAACATCGTATAAGACATCAAATCATAATTATCTTTATTAATTACTACAATTACAATAATTATTATAGCATAGAATAATACAAATAGCGAGTATAGCGATATAAACAAATTATGATTTCTATCTGTTATATTGTATGACCACGCTAATATCCCATATACCACTAATGTTAGCACAGAGTATCCTAGAATAGTAAATATCTTTTCTACAATTTGATCATTTTCGGTATTTGAAACAAACCTTTCATACATATTTTAAATAATCTCTTAATAATAATCTATATTTTTATTTACAATATCATATTACCAAGTATTACCAAGTATTACCAAGTATTACCAAGTATTACCAAGTATTACCAAGTATTACCAAGTATTACCAAGTATTACCAAGTATTACCAAGTATTACCAAGTATTACCAAGTATTACCAAGTATTACCAAGTATTACCAAGTATTACCAAGTATTACCAAGTATTACC